TTTGAAAGTTGCAAATAAGAAAGAGAAGTATGAAAAGAGCATTTGAATTATTAATGTTGTGGCTGATTGAAAATACAGCAAAATTATGCAATAAACTAATCTCAGCCGCTTTATTGTTGTCTTTATATATTATACCGCTTTACACTCTAATTTATGAAAATGGAGATGATTTTGTTGATGCTATATGTTTATTTTGGATTATTATCCTATACCCTTCAACATTCTTTTCATTGGCATACTCATATTATAGGTATCTCATTTGCAAGTATAGGGATGGCAAAATGCCTAATAATGATTATACAAGATATATGGAGTCGAACGATTTATAACATGTAGTATGGAATCAGTAATTAAATGGCAGACAGGAGAGCCGAAAGAAAGCGGTATTTACATTGTTACAACGAGTAGCAACATTGTAAGAACTTCCTATTGGAATAATGGTTGTTGGCTTATCAATGACTTACCTTTTAGCACTCTAAAGATTAAGGCTTGGTGCAAACTAAGCGATATCAAACCTTATAAGGAGGAGGAATAAAAATGATTAGAGCAAGATTTTACACAGATGAATATGATTTTCGCCCTGTAGAATGGCCTATTAAATACCCATATTGGAGAATTGGAGAAACATATGAATCGAACATACTAATTGCGTATGCAGATAGTCTCGATGATATAAAAAGACTATGGCCAGAAGCCTACAATATAGACTGCGAAGAGGTTGACAATATAGTATTTACAAGTAGGTTCCCAAAACCTGATTGGTATAAGGAGGAAACAAAATGAATTTATCCCCTTTTGAAAAGAAATGCCTAGCACTAAATCTAGGGTACGACCACGATATATGCGATGGCAAGTATTGCGAGAAGAGAATGGCTTGTGTAAGGTATATGCTGCACAAGAAAGCGGTATTAGAAGACTATGACAAGCCCCTTCATTATGTAGTAAAGAAATTTAATTTTGGAGATTGTTATAAGAAGTATGAGTAAACCACAACTATACATCAAGAACGAAAAAGGCAGGTACGAGCCTTACAAGTTACCCGAACCCGAAGTAGATAACATGTTATATCGAAAGATTAATGGCAAGTATTACGCATGGGGAATGGATTTAAGAAACGACCATCTTCCAGAAGGTGTTTGGATAATAACTAGACATAAATCTTGTACATCGTTTACAAGCGGTAGTTATTTAAGAGAGCAATTCAGACTAGACAAGGCTTCCGATATAAAGGAAGTGAGCCTTGCTGAACTTGGCAGCCTTGAAAAGTTGACTAGAGAGGTACTAGATGCTCTACCAAGTGATTGCAGAAATAGAACAACAAATGATTTGGTTCACTTGATTGTTGGCAAAGTTTATGAATTAAGTAAAGAGAAAAAGAAATGCGAGTAATAAAAATAATACAATCTCCCGTCATTGACGCAGACGGGAAATGGAATGTGTTCTGCCAAGTGTACATGGGTAATAGCTACGTGTACGGAGCAATCATTTGCGAAACGATGCAGGAAGCATTTGCAATCAAGGTAGGACAAATCCTTGAAGTTGAGAAAGTTAAATTCAGTAGAAGAATCAGTAACATTTAACAAGGTATGAAAAAGTATTTGTTTTTAGCAGTAATGGCTACAACTATGGTAGCATGTGGTAATGGATTGGATGAAGTGTATAACCAATATGAAGTGTCAGTAGACAATAAGGAGAAGAAAGACCCGAACTTTCTGATTTTTAAGGATAGAACTCAAACAGGAAATGGAGAAACCAAATGACTATGTATTATTTCAATGAGAATCCGCAAGTGACCGCTTTGAAGGAAGCGCATGAAAAGGAAATAAAGAATCTAAAGAAAGCGATTCTAATCGTAGACAAGACCTATCGTAAGAAATTAGAGGAGTTTGACCTCCTCCCTTGGTGGAAAAAATGTTTTTTCAAGTTTAATGTATGATATGCTGTATTTGCGGCAAAGACTTACCCGAAGAATCATTCTATCCGTCAGAACTTAAAGGGCATCGGAAGCCTAGATGTAGGGAGTGTCATAAGAAAAGAAAGAACGATAAAAAGAAGAAACGAGGTGAAGGTGTGATGTATGTTAATGGACGGTTGTCTGTATGCAAAAAACATTCAACAGCTATCTTCTGGTCGGGAAATATGATTTCTACTCTAAAGAGACACTTCCCTACAACCAAGAACGCCGAACTAGCCGACCTTCTAGGAGTTTCTCCAAGAACTATCAGTAGAAAAGCAAAGGAACTTGGACTTGTTAAGGACGAGGCTTGGATGGTAGAGGTAGCGACCGAAAACGGAATCTACGGGAAAGTTACTAGAACAAGAAAATTAAAGGAAATATATGATAAAAATTAAAACATTGGAAATTGCAGGGCTATCAAGTGTTCTGCACGCATTAAGACTTCCTTTCGGGAAGGGATGTAGAAGTTATTCGGAGTTGAAGTATGAATTTGATGGTGATTATCTTAACACATCATCCTATACATACATTAATGAAAAGGATTTGCATTTGCTTTCTACGTTAATTAAGAGAGGTGACGAGCATGCAAAAGCCATTCGTGGCTTGATGGTGTACGCAGAAATTGATGCGCCTATTTGGTTCTACCGAGAACTAGAAACCTACCGAATAGGTCGTGAACGACTTAGTTCAGAGTCTACAATGCACATTGATTGTAAAGGTTTGAGTGGAGAGGAGCTTGAAGAGGCGAAGGATAACATTCCTATGGGTAAGGTTCAAAAAACCGTAGATGTATTCAGTTATCAGACTCTAAGAAGAATCTATCACCAGCGTAAAAACCACCGATTGCCAATGTGGCACGACTTTTGCGATTGGGTTGCGTCTTTACCTTATGCGGAACTTTTTATAACAGGAAAACATGGAGAACAATCACAAGGACGATAAAGAGAAATTGATGTGGCATCTACTGCCACTATCGCTGATCAAACCGGTAGTCGAAGTATTCAACTTCGGCTATCGCAAATATCAAAAAGAAGGATCATGGGCCACACTTGAAGGTGGATATAAAAGGTACTATTCAGCCTTTTTCAGACACCTAGAAGCCCATGAAAACGGAGAGTTTACCGATAAGGAAAGCAATCTTCCTCATGTAGCGCATTGCGCTTGGAACGCACTAGCAATGATGTATTTCGCAATGAAAGAAAAAAACTCATGAAAAACAGTTATACAATAGCGGCAGTCAATATAGACGGAGATATAATCCGTGAATACAAGAACATGCGTGAAGCTGCTGATGATACCAATTGGTCAGCCAACACACTATACTACCGAAGCAGAAGATGCATGCCATCACCGGACGGACTCCTATATATAAGGAAAGACAAGATCCAAGAACTGCTTAAAAACAACAGCATGTCAGACTTCTTCGAAGGAACCAGATTGGACTACATTGAACATACAGACAAACATAAGCACCGGAGCAAGGAACACCACATAGTGCCTTACGAAACCCAACACAATGTAATCTGTATTACACCTTGCCCATTCATATCTGAATATGATGGAGAGGACAGACCAAAAATCGGTAGCTCTAAATGCGTAAGATGTAGATTCTTTATTGATAAGGATTCAGTCAAAAAGGAAGTCAAATGCGTCTTCAACAGATCAGGAGTGAAAGGTATAATTTTCAATAAACCACAAAACCAATGTATATAATCGTAAACCAAAATCCCGAAGCTCCGGTTGCAATCAGCCGTAAGCTTCACAAGGCTCTTGAGCTAGATTCAAACAAGGAAATCCTTGGAGCCATTAGCATATCACAAATAAAGGGAACAACTAAATTCTGCCTAGTAAGACGATCAGCCCAGGAAACCTACCAACAGCAATGCAGTCTGGTTACACCTCACCCGAAGAGAGACAAAAGAACCCCATCTGTCTTTCATTGGACTATTCCATCTTTGGAATTCATCAAACATGTTTCCGGACTATCTGTAGTAGGCTCCAAAGTAATTAAGGTAAAACCTATACATCTTAATAGCGGTATGACAATCTTTGAGTTGAAGATATAAGTAAGGGCGCATCACTGCGCCCTACACTTTCACTATTAACCTTACAAAACTACAAACTATGAAAAAAACACATTATCTTAATCTATTATCGTATTTTCTTCTGAATACTGACGATGTGAAGGTCACTGAATCTCCGGCATTCATCTTACCGACAATCCCCAATCTGTAATACCTGTATCCGCTTCCTCCGGTTCGGTACAATCTGTTTCCTACGGAATCCGCTATAAGAGTATAAGTCAATCCGTCATGACTACCCCATAGCAATATTGCACCTTTTTTACGGTCCATATATCCATGGTTGACTAATTCGTATATTGTCTTATAACCATCATCATCAAACTTTACCGGCCTAGTTATAATCAACGTAGATATTTCGGTCTTATTGTCAAAATCATCTCTCTTTGATAGATTCCTTAACGATTTACCGGTCTGTATGTATGCATCCGGATAATCAGTTACAGAACCGTCAACCGATTGGCTGCATGTAGCCCACGTACCACTATTGATTGAGAACACATAGCTATAATCCGCACCTTCCTTATAAAGTAATACTCTGTTATTGGAATAATCATACGCCATGCCGGCATCTTTTGCATAATCCATAAAGTCATGGATGCTGTGAAGTCCGGTAGGAATATTCTCTTTATACAGCACATCTGACAACATACTAACAGAAGACACGTCAAAACTACTCCCGTTCATCATTTCGCTGATACACGAAACGTTACTACCATCTATCAGCATGACTCCCTTGTCGCTAACAAACAGCACTGCGTTATCTGTCTGAGTTATACTCTTGCCATTTATACACACGTCACGGCTAATCGGGGTGATGGTTGTATATAGTCCGTTGTCTCCCACTTCCATCGCCCAAATACCATCGGTTGAGAACACATATAGAGGAAATTGGCCGAACTGCCCTTGACTGAGAGCCTTGGTTACGGATGCCAAGCCCTTAATCTCCCCTACACCTACCGTATTGATCCCTTCAAGAGGGAAATAGAATGGATTGTTTACTTCGCTGGTATAAACCTTGTTCGACAAATCCACAATATTTGATGTTACATACGGAGCTTGAAGCCTCGGAACAGAAGACTTTGAAGCAACTTTAAGATTATTGAAGTATATTGCACCATTCAAATAAGGATGGCTTGTCAATTCCAGAACATACCCTTCATTCAACTGGCTTCCGTCTACAACATTGTCCCCCTTTATAATAGTCATCCTATACGCATCCTTATCCGGATAGAACAGACACAGAGGTAGGAAGGAACTGTAGTCATAACATTTGTTCTTGACAACAACCTCTTTACCATTCTTCTTCAGATGAGTGTATATGATATAGGAGGTGTATTCTGCCGATCCTAATACATCAGGAACCATAGCACTAGTATTATACCCCTCAAAAATCATTCTCTTAACACCGGAGATATTCAGTCTTCCATTATATGCAAATATTGACTTGGCCATAAAGACATCATGAGTCTGATAATCGTCCGGAAGACGTTCTTCAAGCACTAATGAAGATAGGTTGGCTCCAGTGCCTGTATAAGTTTTGTCATTATCTTCAAATAGCGGCCTAGAAACTGATGCCGACAAATTGTCAAGGCTTACAGACCTGACCTTATAGAAATTGGACGTATTTCTTACTACTTGCATGAAATCGCCTCTCTTCATAGAATCATCATACAGAACAGCAGTAAAATCTAATTCTCCATTCAATCCATTCACCTTATCCAGAAATGAACTAGGATTGCCATTTGACGGTTCCGGATATGTAAAGAATCCATAGTTCATACTACTAGAAGCCCCTATGGAAGACAACTTGACAATCTGAGTAGCCTTACTGTCTATATTACGTGACGATATCTGTTCGCTCATGAATATATCAACAGACTGAATAATATCAGACCATTCGGAGATATCCTCGTTTACTACCTGAAACATTATTTTAGAAGCCATTGCCTTGGCTTTCCATTTATAAGCAAAGTAGCCCGCTGAGACATTAGTCAAAACAACTGGCGCAATATCCGTGTTCGGGACAAGGAGGACCGGTGAAGACTGCATAATATAGCTCGTCCCGTCATACATCCTATATGCATAACGCACAAAACATGGATAAACAATCAGATTATCATTTGTAGCATCCGAAACAAGTTTGTTTATAGACGCAAGTTCCATATTGCTAGCATATTCAACATCAGAGTCACTGATAGACATAACACCATCATGCTCTATTGTTGTAATGTTTTCCACAGAAAAACCCGAATCGCTTTCCAACAACATAGAATGGAGATAGAAACGGATAATGGTTTCCGGGGGTTTCTGACCCAAATACTTATAATTACCATCTTTGAACAAGATGTAATTCAGTCCTTCAGAGGTGGACACAACCATAGTATTACCGATACTAGAAATCTGGAGTACTTCTGACCCTACTGAAGAAATGAATCTGCGTGAATTATCTTTTTCTGAAAAAAAATAAAGGGAGTTATTCTTCAATAATACGAAATTCCTATATTCTGATGTCCTATGGATATAGACCAACTTTTCCCCCTCTTGAAGTGCCATAATGCTATCCGATATCCATATAGGACGCATAGCTTCATTCTCCCGGATAATGTTATGAGAAATACTCAATTCACCATCCTGAGAATCAAGGTCGCTTATAGCACGGCCTATTCCTGTATATATGATATTCTTACTTTCCATGCGTTACCACTTGAATTCACAATTATATCCGTGGAAATGATCAACATTAACACGATCCCTTTCACAAGGAGCACATCTGCCCCATCCTTGTCTCAGAACCACATTGTCATGTCTTGCCTTGTTGATATATTCCCACTCCGGATTGATGAATGTCTCTCCGCACATATCCTTGCATACAAGACCCTCATCTGAACCCTTGTCACTTCCATTGATTTCTATATCGTCAGATGAAGACTTGTAAGAACCTTCATCTTCCTTACTGAATTCCTCTTCGTCAATGTCTGCGTCTACCAATTTGGAACCCGGAGCTACACGATACAGCAACTTGACTCTAAGATCCTCAGAATATCCCTTCGCTTCTTCCTGATACTTCAATGCTGCTTGCGGAGCTTTTATCTCAAGCCAACCATGCAAGACATTACAAGCTATCAGCATCTTGATATCCGTAGATACGCTTCCGTCAAGAAGAGAATTATATCTTGCCGGCATCTCTATGTTTATATTCAATTCCTCGTTCTTGTCGTAGGAATCAATTGTATAAGAAACACTCTCGGATCTTATATAACGCTTCAGCAATTGGATGACTGCCGTATAACCCTCAATCCAATAACTGTCGAGGAATTGCCCTTCTTCCTTGCTGGCCCATACATTCTCAAACAATTCGGGAAGCATTACACCTTCAAGTGAAGACCTTTTCTCTACTTCATTGAAGATTTCTTGTTTTGATATAACTATAGTCATAATATTACTCTTTTAGTACAAAAATGCAACCGATAACCAATATTGTTATCATATAAATTGTACGAATAAAAAAAAGGAGACCGAAGCCTCCTTTTAATCATCAAACATAGCAAGATAATCATCCAAATCCTTTTCCATAAAATCAAAGTACATCTTGCTTTCAGTTTCCAATTCCAACCTTTTTCAAAAAGTTAGATATTTAAATAATATGCCAAAAGAAAAGGAAAGCAAAATTGCCTTCCTTTACTGTTTCTTGTGCGGAAAAAGATATTTTGCCACTATCACAAGTAGGGCTACAACATTTGCAGTCGTTGTTGTCAGTAATGTGATCAGTACGGAATTATCCAACACAAACATGTTGAATTCACCATGCTTGTATATCAGATGTATCACGAATCCGATATAGGCCATTACTCCTAAATAGATAAGGACAGCAAAAGCGATCCTCAAATAACGGTCCGTCTTTAACCCTGCAAGTTCTTCATCCAACAACTTAGACTTGTCGCTTCTTATCAAACCGGAAAGGGCTTCCTTGCTGTAAATCATGTTACCCATTCTGACCTCCTTTCGACAAAAAAGAAATCATGTCAATTCTGGCAGAATCTTCCAGCCATTCAGAATCTTTCCCTTCCTTTATAAAGATAATCTCATCCCCATTGTTTATGAAATTGGTGCCGCCGAAGTAAATAGTTTCAAATCCAGGAATGAATCTTTGCAAGGCTACTGCCTTGCCGGCTTTCTCCCATGATTCAAACTCATGGCTACTCGTTTCATTGTAACCTCCCTTAACCAGCACCATTCTGATGATGCACCCTTTCGGATATATGTAATTGGTAATTTGTACGGAAGCTACTGGATTCAATATCTTGCCGAAAACCTTCAAAAGATTTGCGGTGTATCTATTTACCTTTTCCTTTTCCATGCGATTTAAAGTTAACAATCGCTGCAAAAATAGGACAAATCTCTTTAAAAACATAGGGATTTACGATTAATGTTCTTATAACGACTTCACATATTCCTTCCAAGCCTTTGACGTGCCGCCAAGTTCTACGTATTTCTTCTTGGCTTTCTTGATGCTGTACTTGCCTTTCAAATCCTTGCGGCTGTCACACTCCCAATCTACCGGATAGTCTTCCATAGCATAAGCCTGGCACTCGTAACGGTTAATGTAATAACATGCGTGAGCCGGCTTAATCAACGGATTCCACTTGATCCAGGGCCAAAAATAGTTGAGGTAGTAGCGTAGCCAGTTGTCACCGTGCTCGTCTATTCCCTGCTTCACATGCCAGCCTTCATGATTCTTGCTTTTATTACCGGCTAATGTAGTAAGGAATCTGTCTATTACGGCCTTTTTCTCGGAGCGTGTTATAACCTTACCGCACCAGGACATATAACGATTCCCAGCAAACGGAAAATGCTTCATGACGATTACTTCCAGATCCTTACCTACTGCTTCGCTTGGTTTGGATTGGAAGAGCATCTTAATCAGTGTCCAGAGTTCTTTAAACATGGTATTTCAATTTATTAGGACCTCACGTTTTGTGAGGCCCTTTGTGATTTAAAACTTTCCAAGTTAAGAGGGTTTTTATTCCAATCTTTCAAGTCTTAACTCATATCCGCTGACAAAACCCGCATTTTTAGAATTTCTACCACAAATAAAAATAGCATCCACATTATCTCCAATCGTAAAATCTATTTCACCGAGGTCTCCTTGACTTTCAGTTGAAAAATATTCTACAACATGGTTTTGTACAAAACCATTGTTTTGCACAACCGCTGTTCCTTTAAGCCCAAGAGCCACACAAGAATAAGCACCAGAGCAGAATTTTAGTCTATACTTTTCGCCTTTTACAACTCTTATTGTATAAGAGTCAACTCCTTCTAAGTCGTTATATACTTTCCAAGGAGTAGTTGCTTTTGATGAATCAATAGCCATTTTGCTGTTGATATAATTTTTAAAATCAATAACCCCAATTTCATTGTAACTTTCCTTAGAAGTACCTACTGATACGTTTGAAAAATCAGCTCCCTTAATGACTAATTTCTTTCCCATAATTTTACTTTTTAAAAACGATTAAACCATTTGCAAACATCTTCCATTACGACATGCTTTTCTCCCATACACACATCATCATGCGTGAAGCCATCATACCATTTTATAGAGCAAATACTACCACCATTTATCAATGCGTCAGCAAAAGTGTTTCTTTTCTCGAACTGATATAAAACAGTGTCATTCGTTCCGTGTAATATGTAGATAGGTGCGTTAAACCCAAAAGCATATTGTTTTCCGTCTATCTCTTTAATCCTGCTATACGGATTCCAAATATCTGCTTTATCATGCTCCCAAGTATTTCCACTAACGTCATCAAATCCAAGCCTTTTAGCCAAGTCTGGTTTATGGTCTGATGGATATTGATGACTTTGCCCCCATATTTCATCTTTAATATCAAGTATTCCACCACATTCTGCGATAGCTGCTATGGCACCACTTCTCATAAATAAAAAGTTCAAAGGAACAGGACCACCTGCTGAACAAGCCCAAACATACATCTGTGGCTTGACATTGTAATTAGTAATGATATATTCGTAGGCTTTAAGATACGCTTGCATATTATCAGGCAATCCGATTGGATTTGATAAAGTGCTTGCTCCGTTACTTAATCTTGCTTCTCCATCGGGAACGGCATTACAATCAAATACCGCATATCCTTGCGACAGCCAAAATGGTATGAAATCATTTATAAAACTTGATTTATTATTATACCATTCTGTATCTGTCACGTTCCCACTACTGCCATGAGCGAATAGCAACAATCTGCATGGTTCTCCATTAGGTGTATATGTCTTTGGAAGAGCAATTACACCTTTTACTGACACTATTATTTCTGTCTTATCAGAATTGCTTCTTGCTGATTTATCATCAAACTTTCCGACAGGAGTTTTATTAATATATATCGTAAATCTTTCGTATTTGGAAGTGTACTCTTTTTTGTTTGATGATTTAAACTTTTTCGTTTCTATACCGCCATCAATTATTCTGAGAATTTCGTTTCCGTTAATATCTGAAATTGTTAAATCCTTCTTATCTTCCTCAATACTTGGAGTATTAGCAGATGAGAAATTTTTAGTTTTCACTTCGCCTGATTCAAATTTTACTATTTGCTGACCATTCTCATCTGTAATTGAGAAATCACTTGTCACATCCTCCTTAATCGAGCCTAACGAATCCACTTTCGAGCCTAAATCGGAAAGTTTTGCACTAACAGCTTTCTGCGACATAACTTCCGTTTCTGAATCTCCTGTTTCTTGAACAACTCCGGCTGAAAGAGAAGTGAACGAGCCATTATCTACCCATTGAGTACCATCATAAACATAGAAGCGATAAGACGGATTACCCGATTCATTTGTTGCTGGGCCAACACCATAAACTGTTCCAATGATTGCATTTGTCGGCAAATCTGACAATGAGGAATAATAACCGGCAATATGAAGGTTATTTTCAAACTTGGGTGTAATATCTACCCATGTATTTCCATTATCGTATGATATCTGAAGCTTGTTGTCGTAATGGCGCACTTGGTATATAAAATTGCGCCACATTGTGCCAGTCCACACTTGCAGCACCTTTTCTTTTTTATCGTATAGAATTTGGCCTTCCTTGTAATTCCCGGAAATCTCTGCCTGAATATAGTCTGTTATATGACCAAACGGTCGAACAAGAGTATTTGTCAATATAACCTTACCATTAGAAATTTTTCCACCATCAAACACAAGCTCACAATTGTCTGGAATTTCGATTGTCGCTTTTTGCAAGTCATAATCGTATCTGACAATATAGATTGTGTTGCTCCATTGGAGCATAGATTGTGTTAATACATTCCTCCCATTCAAGAAGTTCTTTCTAAGATATACTCGCCCCAATCCACTATAGTTTTCCGGCTCATACATCTTATCTTTAAACTTAAGACTTCCGAATTCACCTCCGGTAGTAGTAAGGTCTTCCTCATCCGGCATGTTAGTTACATGAGACCCTGATGAGAACATCAATTGCTTGACCGATTCAGACAACATTGATTCTGTCACAAATCCATTAGCAGGGAATATGTCTGAGTTGCTGAATGTAATTATGTAATTACCAATTTTACTAGACGTGTCTTCCGATTTTACACAACATGCGTCAATGAAATAACCAGTCTTACAAGTATGCATTTCACAAGTACCTCCATCATTGACAAAGACATCACACATCAGCCAGCCATATGGATAATCATTTTCATTGATTAAAGCATGAAAACCAGTTGCGGATTTGTACAAACTAGACTTCTTATAATGTTTCTTTGTACTACTTCCATAAACATAAAAATCTAAGGAGAAGTCTACGTCCTCCATACTGTTGCCGGACACCGAATCTATGTTAATCAGAATACTGATGTTTGGCTGCTCTTCACACTTGCATTTACTGGTGCAGTTATTAGAGTATCTATTTTTCATTACTTTACAAACTTATATAAAAGTCCATTACTCGGTAACATATCTATATGTTCCCCGAGCATTGGACTTTAAATTCTAAAACATTTTATTTATTCCTTTCAACCGAGGAACTTGCTTGCCAATTCAGCTTCATCCCTTGAAAGTAACACAAGTCCGGCTGCACGTCTCACAATGGCTTGTCTGAGTAGTCTTGAGATTGGAAGCACTTCTGTATCTCCTTCAGATTCTATTCTAGGTATCGGCATGTACAATGCTCTCTCAACCTCTCCAGAACCTCCAAAGTATTCGATAGTCTTCTTTCCGTCTGCTCTATTTACAAACACACATACCGGCTTGATTGTTGTACCACGTGTGTATTTGTTTCTCTGCATCATCTCAATGTCACTCCCCTCTTCCGCTACAGCAGAAACTGAACGGTTCCATCCTTTCATCTTAAGGCTCACCAATCGGAGAAAGTCATCAGGAATGGGAAGAAAACCGCCACCATCATGTGGCGTGACTTCCGTATGCATAACCTCCGGCTCAAGGCTTTCAATCGGTGCAGTTTCGGTAATGTCACGGGCAGCATCCGGGAGCTTTGCCCTGATTATTTCATCAAGTTCAAGATTGTCCCTATTTTCTTTGATATATGCACTCTGGTTCGCATTCTCGTCAAGAGTTATACGCACATCCCTAGTCAATTCCTCAATAGCTACCCGTAACATATCCTACCTCCTTTTATTTATGCCAAAGTACCCAACTTCACGATAGCATGTGCGTTCGGATAAGTCAAGTAGCAGCAAGATGCTTCCTTCATTACTACTGCCTGAGTGTCACGCTTAGCCAACTTGGCCATGTCATACTCTTGGCGGTTCCAAGTGATGAAGTGCTTCTTACGCAAGTATTCAGGGTCGATTACAAGGATTTCATCGCTCTTTTCGTTCTTGTCCATCAATTCGTGATGCATTACAAGCAACTTACCGAAGTTAGAGTCGAATGAAGTGAACTTCAAGCCCCACTTTTCGAATTCCTTAACTACCTTGAAGCGTTCTGACTTCATCTTAGCGAGAGCAGCCAAAGCATCTGAACCGGCAAAACCGATCTTCTGACCGTTACCGCTGTCGTTGCCTGTGAACAAATCCTTCAAGAAGTCTACCATTTCATCGTCAGAGATAGTAGCAGTACCATCAGATACTACACCCAAGCCCATCTTCTTGCCTACCATCCAATAGATACCACCGGTAAAGTAAACATCTGCACCGCTCTTGCGTGGGTCCTTGCTCTTACCCTTGATACCGAACAAGAATGAGTTTTCCATGCCAAGACGCATGTCGTAGATACCATCTTCTTCGATGTCTGAGAAGTTCCAGTCAACCTTCTTTTCCCACATCTTGTGAGCAGTAGACTGTTCTACCTGCATCATGAACTTCTGACAGAATTGTTCGGACGGTTCAGGCAAGTTGTAGAAGTTACCGGTTTCAACGTCAATTTCAGAAGCTGCACGACCCATACGGATAAGGATTGTATCCTTAGCCAACAACGGAGTCTTTACATTACCGCTTGTTGACTTCAAGCCGTTTACAGCGATTACGTTAGGGAAACCATCGTCATTCTTGCCTACAACGTACAACATCAAATCCTTGTCATCAGCTGTTGCGCCATCTTCCTTATAACCCTTCACGTTGTGAACACGGATTGTGTCTGTTTCAGAGAACATGTTAGGGTCACTAACCGGCAATGTTACACTTGAACCGGTCATCGCTGCAACTTCAGCAGTCAATGTAGCCTTAATAGGACGTGTCGCTACAGAATAGTATTGTACAACCATTGAGTTTACACGGCTGATGCTAGATGCCTTACGTGTAATCTGGTCGATAGGTGTACGCATCGGACGCATACGTGTAATTCTTTCGTCTACAGCCTTGGCATAAAAGTCAGGGTCTGCATCCTCAGCCACTTCCATGCCGGTAGTAACGGTTGCACCGGCACCGGCATCAGTAATTGTTGTACCACCTTCCGGCAATGCTGCCGCTTCACCTCCCATTGCAGTAGCAGCAGCCATCGCTACACCACCGCCAAACAAAGCCGATACCGCTACGAGTACCAAGCTAAGTACATTTAAAAACAGATTCTTCTTCATCTTTGCTTTAAAAATTTAGGTTATTGTTATTGCTAGTTTATACTAATTGTGTAAATACCACACCCTTTGCTTCAGCCTCCTTAAGAATCTCTTCCGGAGTCACAATCTTTCCCGGATTGGAACCGAAGTTTTCCACAAGATACTCAACGGCCTCTTGCCATCCGTTTACAGATGACACTTCCTTAATGGTTTTCTTTGGTGCTTTGGCTGCTTTTTTAGGACGGATGCTGTCAAGCATGCATTCCGGGGCACGGCTATAGAACTTTCCGTACATCGGGCTAGCCTCCAATGCTTCCATTACCGCCTCTGAGTCCGTGCTATAGGTGCTGCCACCCATCGACAATGGCATAAAGCTTACCCTTACGCTGTCTTCACGACCTTTGATTTTGATCGAGAACGATATGGAACTTTCTGATATATATCTCATATTGGTTTGTTATTTGTCGTTAGTCCCAAACACTTCTACCCTTTTCTTCAAGGAATGACAGATACTTGTCCTTGTTCTTCGGAGCCTTTACACTACCATTGCTAGGTACATTGCCTGGAATAGACTTTGCTTTTGTCTGCTTCTTTTTCTGAATGTCAATATTGGCGTTACGTCCGGCCACTTCACCTTCTTCACGTGCTTCAGCAACCTTCGCTTCGTTTTCCTTCAACATGTCATCGTACTTGGCTGCCTTCATAAGCATCATCCAATCCTCCTTCTTGATGTCGTTCACAAGGATTCTGTCGAGCAAGCCGCCATCAGCATACAAGTATTCAAATGCCTTCATGGCATCTTCATCCTTGAAACTTCCGTCAGCCTGTGCTGCATCGAGAGCTTCTGACATAGACTGAAGGTTTGCTTCCGCTTGCGTCTTCAACTCGTCTGCCTTTGCTCTGCTTTCAACATTCTTTGCAAATGCCGCTGCAAATTCCTTGGCCTTTTCCTCATCGTTCAATGCATCACGGAAATCGTCTCCGTATTGTTCAATGATGTACTCCATAGGATTGCCGCCATTCTTCAACACCATAAGGAAACCGGCACTTCTCGGATCACGTGCCAATGCTTCGCCCAATTCTCTCTGCGCCTTGTCGCTAGCCTCCATTCGGTCAAACTCCCCGTTCAATGCACCATAATAGGCTTCTTCATCCTCCGCATTGACATCCGGGAATCGTTTGCCGAACCTCTCATGGAAAGTGTCCTTCCCACTGATCTTAACCGGTTCTTCGGCTACATTCTTCAATTCTTCTTCATTCATAAGTATACTTCATTTTTCGCAAATGTACCCATTCGAATATGCGGTCAATTCATATATATTGCCGAAGTGTCTACGTTTTGATTGAAAAAAGGATAATTTGTTAGTATTTATTGCTTTTGATTTTTCTTTCTACAAAACAATAACTACCTTTGAAGCAAGACTTTAACTAATTTATATTAAAAAACTGAACTAGATTTAATTATTGATTGTTGGATTGTTTGGGTCGTGTACCTTAAACTCCAACAATCATCTATCAAAATGAGACACAAAGGTTCATTTTCACAACTAAGGAAGGGACGCAACGAAGACTTGTACGACAACTTCACAAGGCTGACTAAACGCCATTTGGATATGTATGGGAGAATATGCAAGACGCTTATTCTTGCCCAGCTTGTGAACTCCACTGCAAGGAGATATTGGATATCTCCAGAACGTGCCTATGCTGTCATTTCGCAAATAAGAAAAGGAACTTTCAAAGTCAACCCGAAGAAGACCGTATGCAGACTCTACTATGCGCTATACGATGATTTCCTTACATTCAAGGCAGAACATCCGGAGATTCCTGACACACGTGCCGTGGAAGATGTGATACAACAACCGGCCCCATGTTTTGGACTTGAACCGAGAGTTGCCGGAATTATTATCAGAAAAATGTCAAAGCAATGCCAAGAAGAAAAAATACGCCGTTTAATGTCACGCTTTTAGGATTGTTGCTATGCATCACCCTATTTGCCGCTTCTCCACAGACGCACGGTGGGTTCCTCATGTCAAACTTTGCAAACAAGTTGGCATGCCACTTCTTTCATGCAAACCTTTTCCATTGGTTTTGCAATGCTATGGCTCTATGGATTATGCGGCCTAGTCCCAAAGGTATTGCCTATGCATTTATGCTAGCCGTTTTGGCCATATCCTTTACCATGACACCGACTATTGGCTTCAGTGCGGTTATCTATGCATACATCGGCATGAACATTATCCGTTGGAAGGTCTCACTTGTTGATTGGGCTACATTCCTTGTGGCGAACCTTATCACAATATTTATTCCGGGAGTGGCATTTGGAGTACATTTGGCAGCATTTATGCTAGGTATTTCTGTATATATCATACACTATCAAATCAACAGAATTCTATTATCAGTTGAAGGCAAGTGACCTCATAGAAGAAGATAAGCGTAGAGTATCAGTTATACGTGCGCCATTCGACCCCATCAAAGGCATCAATGCCGTTGGTGAAAGAAAGCACGTACATATACCGGACCTTTTCCCATATGACATGAATCTCCCTTTACCGATGCTCAAGATACCATTGGTGAAAGAAATTCTGAAGCATGGAGGCATAGATCTTTTCTGCCAGACACGATACGGAGAATGTACACCCGAACTACGGAATAAAATCATACGTCAGTTTTATAGGATCAGAGCAAAGCACGACTTCTGCTTCTGTGCTTATGTCTATTTCCAAATCAAGAACAAGGAAGGTGGAAAGAATGTCCACTTCAAACTCACTTACCCTCAGAGGTATCTGTGTAGTGTGTTTGAGGAAATGAGGCTTGCAGAAGAAGCCATACGTGTTATCCTTCTGAAAGCAAGACAATGGGGAGGCTCAACACTCACTCAGTTATATATCGCATGGATACAACTCTTCTGGAAGGAAGGATGGTATTCGGTTATCGTAGCCCAGGATGCATCCACTTCACGAAAGATCAAGGCGATGTACTCCAAAATGCTAGAGGTCCTACCGCCTTGGCTTATTGATTGCCCGGACGATGTTGAGTTGGCTTTTACTCCATACGAAGGTTCACAACTCGACTCCATTATTACTTATGGTAAAGGTACGAACATTACCACCGCACGTGATACGGTTATCACTATCGGTACATACAACAATCCTACATCCGGCCGTGGTGGTGACATGTCGTGTGTCCACTATTCAGAGGTAGGTCTTTGGGAAGATACGGACGGAAAGACACCGGAAGACATTATCCGTTCCATTTCCTCTTCTCTCCTTCTCGCTCCTTTCACTATAGAGGTAATCGAGTCCACCGCTAATGGTATGGGAAACTTCTACTATCGTGCATACCAAGCAGCCAAGAAGGGAGAATCCAACCGAAAGGCCGTATTCGTCCCTTGGTTCTTTATCGAGCGATACACAAAACCGGTAGATAATCCGGAAGAATTTGCAAAATGGCTGCTCGACAATAAGAACAACCCGAACCCACCTGAAGGATGCCTTGATTCAGGCGAATACTATTGGCATCTGTGGGAACTAGGCGCAACCTTTGAAGCAATAAATTGGTACATCAACAAAAGAAAGGATTACATGGAGCATGGAGACATGGCGGCTGAATTTCCTTCGGATGACATAGAAGCGTTCAAGCACTCCGGTAACATGGTATTCAATGTGTCTCACGTAGATAACCTTGCCAAGAAATGCAAGAAACCTCTATATGTTGGCGAAGTTCAAGGTGAAAGCATCATGGACCGGGATGCCTTGAAGAACCTTCACTTCGTAGATGACCACAACGGAATACTGAAAGTATGGGCACTCCCACAAGAAACTAAGGACACCATTGAAAACAGATACCTTGTTGCAGTGGATATCGGTGGACGTTCAAAGACTGCCGACTACTCTGTCATTCTTGTTATAGACCGCTATTGGATGATGTACGGAGGAAAGCCGGAAGTGGTAGCTGAATGGCATGGGCATATAGACCACGACCTTTTAGCATGGAAAGCAGCTCAGATTGCATCCTTCTATCATAATGCTCTATTGGTTATCGAATCCAATACGATCGAATCAAAGGACAATGATACGGACGGAGACCAATCGGCCATGATATTCAACCGCATTGCGGACGTATACCCTAATCTATACATGAGACGTGCGCCAGAAGAGAAAGTACAACAAGGCGTGGTCGGCATGTATGGCTTTCATACGAACAGGCGGACCAAGCCTATCATCATATCTAACCTTGTGGCCATACTTCGTGATGAAAGTTACGTAGAACGGAACGAGGAAGCATTGGCAGAATATGCAACCTATGAAAAGAAACAGAACGGATCCTATGGCTCAACGGACGGACACCATGATGACTACGTTATGGCACGTGCAATCGCTCTGTATATCTGTTTCTGTGAAATGGATTTGCCTACAATAAGAAAGAAAACAGAGGCTACACCTTACATCAGAAAGGTGAACACCGAAGCAAGAATAATTTAATTTACAGACTTATGAAAGACTTTATCAAGAGAATCAAGAGGTGGTTCGCACTCAGACAAGCGAACAAGGAATTAACCGATGCTATCCTGCAAGCAGAAGCTCTGTTCCGGATGCACAACAAGAGATACTATGTCATTGCAGACTACCGACACCAATTGCGTGTATTCACCTATTCCCAATTGAAGCAGATGAAGAAGCAAGGACTATTCTCTGCAACAGTCAAAGAGAACGACTTCATTAACGAGTCATTCTATTACACTCCTTCTGACAAGAACTGCCAGTATATGACACCTCAGACAAAGGAAAAGAAGCGCAAGATGTGGATTGCATATTACAAACTATACAGACTTAAATAAAAAACGGGAGGCACTCTAGCCTCCCTAAACTCATTAAAAACCTAGAAAGAAAAGTATGAAGATTCTATCTTATTCCACCCCAACCAAGGCAACAATGTTTTGTCTCTTCTTCATATTGGGAGAATGGAATTTCCTCGACTTCGCCTATAATTTCGTTTAAATCAATCACTGCATCGTAAGGAGACCAAACAAAGCTTTCTGTAGCCTCTTGCTTGCAATAATCCCATGCTTTGACCTTCCACTTCAAAGCCATTCCTTTACTTGCAACGAATCTCTTAAAGTTTACATCTTTAACTTCCATAATTCAATAAATAAATCCTGCTACAATATCGTTATACACTACTTCACTAACAACACTCACTTGGATTGGTTCATACTCTGAAAAGAATTTTGCTTCCATATTAATTAGATTTAAGGTTTATATCCTATCTAACAACGGAAACGTGAAAATGTTTGTAGAAACTTGAAAAATCTTCAAGTATTCCACCAAACAACAATCAGCATCCGACAGAAGTCAGAATAACAGACCATATCCATTTTGTCGAGTATAGCATCCATTATAACACCTTCCCAATCTTCCAAGTATAACATCCGCACTCGCTGGTAAGTAGTTTCGTCTTATTCCAAGCCTTTCTAGCAATCTCTCCACCTATATAGCACACTTCTTCACTCTCTAGCGGAATACCCTCTGCGATAGAAATGAATACCGCCAAGTGCATTATTTCATGCTGAATACTATCCGCATATTGGTTAGCGCTCGAAGCCTTACCAATCACGCAAACAGCCTTTCCGTTCTTTACATAGGTAAGCCCTGTGTTTATCTTTCCTTCTTCCAACAATTCCCTAGCCTTATCCAACTTCTCACCACGGATGCCTATATCGACAAGACTATCAATAATCTCATCGACATAGTACCCGTGAATGGCATAGTACATAGTAATATCCCAATCGTAGTTGTCTAGGTGTATCTTCTGCTTAATCATCTAGGAAATCTTCAAAGTCTACACCTTCTCCATTATGAACCCTATCCCAATACCAATGGGCAAATACATTGCCGCCCTTATTGTCTGGGTCGTCAATTATAGCCTTTACCATTAATGCAGCGTGTCGTTCATCATCAACGGAGATGCCCATATAATCCGCCAAAACCATGTGAAAAGTGTAAGTCGCATTGTACAACTCATCATGCTTCAATTCTACTCCATGCTTCTTTAGGATTTCTTCGACCACTTCCTTTGATTTAGGCTCTATCTTAGTTTTCTTTCCATTGGCATCCTCCTTGAACATCTTGCTTACAGCATACTGAAAAGCCTTTTTGTTGAAGTTCCAACCGAAATGCTTGATATACCGCTTCATGGCAGACGGCATCTCGTCATATATAAATAAAGGTACTTTCATATTCTATCAGTTAAGGGAGAGCCGAAGCCCTCCCAAGTTAATACTAACGCATGTAACGACCTGTTCTCGAACTTCTGCGTCTCATACCATAGCCGTCATAGTCACGCATGCCGTAACCACCACGATAGCCACCACGCATACCTTCCATCTCGTCATCATCGTCTTCATAGTCACGTTCTCCGTAACCACCTTCCATAAGAGTTTCTACGCAAGACATCGCTTTGCCCAAATGCTTCAACGATTCTTCGATATGGGTTGACAACTTATCAACCTTGCTTTCTTCAATCTTAATAATTCTCATAATTCTTGTTTCTTTTTGTTCAACGCATCATTCAACAGCTTTCGGATGTCAAACAAGGTGTCCTCCATTCCACTCATCTTCTGTTCAAGAAGCCCGATTTTCTCTTCCTGTTCCTTCTCCTTCTTAAAAGACGGATTCAGTTCACGAAGCATCACGTCACACGAAGCAATCACTTTTTCGTGGTAAGGGACTGATTCTATAACCTGCTTACTATTCCGCAACATCCCTTCAACCTCCGTATTCATCGCTTCCTTACTTTCAGAGACAACAACTCCGTTTGCTCCGAAATTAGCGATACTAAGATTGCTCGGCAATTTCTCAAACTTGATTTCTTCTTCACCTACCTTTACCACAATATCAACAACCATTTCTGTGAATTGCTGATTAGGGATAAAAGTGTTGTTGTACTTCGGTGTCGGTTGGCTCACACTAACCACACTACCAATCTTTAGTTTCGGTTCATCAGCCTTTTCTAAGATGAAGAAGGGAGAGCCTTGTCTTAATCCGTTGAACATAATTAATCACTCATTTTAGTTAAACATTGTAAGGCGCAATCAACTGCAATCTATCTGCCGATTGGTCGTAGAAGAAATGATACACACCTGTTCCCGTGATTTCCGCCACGGTGATAGGAATATCATCAATACCTACAACTGGAGTAGGATTGCCGCCATCACTGGTAAAGATGATTGGCAAAGTAGCCGTTGTGCCAGTTGGAATCGCTTGTGCCAAGTAAGCATACAAGCCGCCGAAATATGGTCTGCCGAAGTTTGGTCTGTTACGGAAAACAAACTGAACTTCTGTTGCGGTCACATTTACGGAGATGCTTCGCAAGGCTACAGGATGTGTAGTGTTCATATTACCTCCTTTCTTTAGAAGAATGAACCATTACCATTGTTGAAACCATAAGGGAAACCGAAGCCTGTCAAGCAGTTGTACGGAGCATAGTTCACGTTGATACCACGATTGATAGGAACGTAATCAGGCTGTGCAGTGATTACTTCTGTCTTTGGCAAGCGGCATTTAATTCCGTCTACCTCACTATGCAAACCTGCCAACGATGCGCTGATAGGTTGCAACATAGCAGCAAAGGTCTGTGTCTGCTGATAGTTGTTGATAGCAGTCGCTTGCTGAGAAACCTTTTCACGTTCAGTTTCCAACTTGTTTTGAAGGTCACGAAGTTCAGCCGCACGCTGACCAGCAAGGATTTCGGCTGTTGAACCTGCGATTGCCTTTTCAATGCTACAAGTCTGGTCACGGGTTGCATAACCCAAATCAGAGAAGCCCCTAGCAAGAGTTTGATTAGTATTGCAGAACCCACGTTCAGTCAAGTAGTTGCTTTCTTGGATTGCGCTCTGTGTCTTGCAGCAGCAGTCACACAATTGGATTGCGAGAGTAGCGTTGCCAGCTTGCACGGCATTGATAATCTGCATTGAAGTCATGCCTTGCTGACCTGCGAAGGTAGACAATTGGGTTGCCAATGCGTTGATAGCAGCAGTTACTTGTCCAGTAGAACAATTAAACTGAGAAGCCAAAGAGTTGATGTCATTGCCGTTTCGTGAAATAGCTTGCATCAACATTTCTCGTTCAGCGTTGTTGTTGCCACCGCCACCGAACCAACCATTACCATTACCACCACCGAAGATACCTGCGGCAATAATCAAACCAATCAAGCCTTCCAAGCCATTGCTACCGAACAAACCACCATTGTTGCGATTGCCTAGCAAAGCGGCTGTTGCAGCGTCCATCTGTCCCGATGTCGGCTCAAATACATAAGTCTTGTCACTCATATTGTTAAGTATTAAGTTGTGCGGAGAAATATTCATCCGCACTACAAATAACAAGAGAAGTGCATGGATAGTCTATTAGTTCGTGGATAATCCGTGGAAAGTTCGTGGAAGGTAATTTCTTTCCAATTTGGAGAATATTGGAAAGGTTTGGAATAAAAAAAGGCAGCATATCTGCCGCCTAGATACATGGTTGCTCCCACCATGCAAGAGTCTGACCTTACGATTCAGCACGCCATTTGAGCATTGCTAAGAGGCTTGCGTGAGCCTACGTTGAGCCTGATGTGCACCTCTGCTACTTCACATATTTTAAATAGGTAATACGTTTGGATGTTTCTGATAGTACAATTTAGTTAATACAGTCTTTAGTTGTTCGTATGAATTAACCATCCCTAGATTTATCCATTGAGCAATTTGATGCTGTAATTCATATAATTCCTTTATCTTTGACGCATCGCCTACTTTGTTTCGCATTTGGTTTTCATGCTTTCCGTAAACTATGATATTCAACGACTTCGCCAATGCTACAATCTTTTCCCTAAAGATATTCTCTGGAATAATAGAGTGAACAGCCTTGCACATTTCGGGATATGCGTCACCTGCAAGGTTTCGAAACTTAATCATTTCATCTTGAACAAATTTAAGAGCATCGTATTTAAAGTATGGATTTATCCACATACAAGCATCTATAAAGAATAAAGGGTGAACCCATGTTCCACCAAACTTACCCTTAGCAGACTTAACTACATCTGTTTTATCGTTAAGATTTTCTCTTTCAATGATTACATTAATGAACTCAAAGGTGGATTTGTTTGATAAATAATCGTCCATATCTTTCTTTTTTAATTCCCCATTTTTCTGGGTATTTAAAACCCTTTGATTATCAACGTGATTATTCCATTGTTTAATAAGGGATGTCAAATTAAAGAACCCATCCTTAGTTCTTTGCTCTACTTGAAAGTCGCCCATTTGGCGAATCATGACTTGGTTTGTCTTCATAAAAAGTCTAATATTCGATGAAAGTGTTGTTCGATGGAAAAAGAGAAGTGCGGAAAGCCCATCGAATTAACCTTGTCAGTAGGTCATGACTCCTACCTATCCGCACTCACAAAAATACCAAGTGTTTCAATACGAACAAAATAGTAAATTCGAAAGTTATGAACAAATTAATTTTTTATACATATCCTTCAATCCCCACCTAGATTTACAGCGATTGTGGAAACTATTTTTAGCCTTATTGACTAACTGCACACTCCAACCGCTTACCTCCGCAATCTGCTTGTCGGATAGTTTTTCAGATAGTACGGCTATCACTAGGTATCGAGCATCAACGCATTCTTCCTTATTACAACACTTCACAGAATCTGCGTCCAAATCCGCTACCTTACACACGTTATCCAATACATTATTAAATAATTCTACCTTATTCATAAACAAAACCCGTTAATTGATTGTTAAGCCTATCAAAGCCGTACAACCAACTAACGAGTTTCGCTTCTTTTTAAATTTCTGATTTGCAATTTCGTGCGGCTTTCTTTTATTTCCCATCGCACAAGGAACGACATTTATTAGAGCGAATCCATCCACATCAAACGATGTTAATTAATTCTCAGTTTTCGCATCAAATATAGCAATAATAATCCAACTATCACACCTAATACTATTCCAAACCACTTACCAAAAGATTCTTGTCCTCCGATTGACTCTTCCTTAACTTCGGAATCTATCTTTTGCGTGACATCACGAAATTGTTCTACCTCCAACTGGTTACAATCTGTCACCTCTTGGTTCTCTTCTTCGGCAGAAACCTTTTCAGAATCTTGTGTAATCTTCCTTTTTGTTTTGGTTTCTTTAGTCGGTTTACCATTTTCCTTATCATACTCTGTTACAACTATATCTTCCTCTATTACAATACGTTGCGTATCGTTTGCAAAATAAGCATGATTTTGGGTGCTTATTTTTACACTCTCATTAAGATAAGCCAAGTCTGAACGAATGTCTGTTCTTCCCTTGACATTTGAATCTAGATTCTGTGTCTTGCATGAACACATGAATAGACAGAATATAATCAGACTTAGCCAAAAACTACTCTTCATAAATAAGGCTATTAATGCGATTGTACCAGCCTTTCATAAATTTTCTATTGGCAGGACGTGATACACATATTTTGTCGATATAAGCCTTTCTTGCTTCTTGAATAGCACCAAACAAAGGCAGAGGACTTCTTGAATTGATAGCCGCTAGGGTAATATTACCGATAATCCCGTCAGCCGTTACACCCAACACCTTCTGTACCTCCTTAGAAGCAGTTACAGTTCCACTATTCCAAGACCAATCAACAATCGCATTGGCAACCGATTGGGATTCAATCTTGTCAGCTCTGCAAGCATCCCAATACATTGTCTTGAGAATGTCAGCAAACTCTTCATCAGAGATATTCTTCAAATCTTCAATAGTTGGAACTGGTCTTTTTTTTCGGCTACAATAGAGTTTATATGTGCGATAGCATACTCCTTTGCAAGTTGCACCGCCCAAATCATCGGGGTCGTTTACAAAGCCACCCTCCCACTTCAATATATGAGGAACTAATTTATTCACATCTGCCATATCAATCTTCCTCCTGATATTCGGGTAAGTTATACTGAATGGTAATAGCAGCTTCGTGCATCAGTTTCTGCAAGTCCGATTCGCTAATGGTCGGAGTTTCCATAAATTCACAGAAGATAGAACCTACCCAATCCCTAGCCGTACTCATACGTTTGATAGCAGCAACCTTCGTACCGTTAGATGAGAGCAAAGCCTTTGCATAAGGGTCTTGCACCTGCTTGTCAATGTTGTCTAGGTACATCCACAGATTATTAACCATCCGCTCACAGAACTTAGGCACATCACTCATTTCAAGTTTATGCACCTCATATCTCATCCCTTGAACACCATTAGCCTTTACTTCAAACTGAATGGACAAGAAAGCTATATGGCCTAGCGGATGAGGTTGGACGATATACACCCTATCCGCATTAGCTCCTAATAATATCTTGTTGAGCGCACCTAGAACTTTTGCCGTATCCTCAGACCTCTTGAAGCTTCGTTTCTTCATTTCTTTTTTGTACTGCTCGATTTTCAAATCAGTCAACTTGTCCTTAGTCTTCTGATTGTATGTAAACCAAGCAGTCCATATACCAACAGCAGCAGTTGTAACTGCGCTAACTATTGCACTCCAATCAACGCTTTCCATTATATCAATACAGCATTCTAGCACTCCTTCTTACGGGAGCAGTTCTCATTTCAAGTACCGGCTTGATACCAGATAGGCTTACATTCGCTTTACCCAAATAGTTAGCGGCTTCCTCCGGATTTGTCTTTTCGAAAATGCTATAGATACACCAGTCACGTACATACGCATTAGCTAGATTAGTTAGATGGCTTGTAGCACCGAAGTTCCATCTGTCCGGCATGTCAAGTGCAAGTATGTAGCTCCCGGTTACATCCTCAAGCTGATTGTCATCCACCAATCTGCCCATATTCAAATAACGGCCACACTCCTTTCTCACTGCACTAAGACCTTCCTGCATAGCCCTTGCAACCACATATTTGTCTACACCTTCTTCCGGTGTCTGAATATCCGATGCTTTTTCTTCTGCACCGGCCACATTCAATCTACGTCCGGTGATGTGAGCTGCATTAACCACATCACCCATGATTTCTTCTCTCTTAAGAGTAATTGTTATCGTTCTCATATCTTATTTTTTTATTGTTGAATCATAGGACCTTGCATCTGCGCATTAGCCATTTCTTGTTTCTGCGCTTGTACCGATTGTAACAACTTATCAGCAAACGGGAAACTACCGGCTTCAAGCAACTGCTCCAAGGTGATCTGTTGTGCATTGAGCATCTGCATGAGGAATTCGTTTGTGATTGCACGATACACCGGAGTATCATAGCTTTCGCTGAGAGATACGTCAAAGTCCACACCACCCATTGTTTCCGGATTATATGTAACGACTGCATTTTTTCCGGCTACCTTGACTATTACCGGTTCGTCATAGAACTGTTGGATGTTCATCATCTTCTTCCTTGCACTCGCACCCAGGAACGATGAATAGGTTTCAAGCATGTCAATAATGGATGTGGATGCGTTGTTGGCTTGCTGTTCGTAAAGAACACCGCTTGTTCCGGCTGTTGCGTTCTTGCCTTGGAGCGCACCATGAACACCGGACACGTCATCCATAAGCTGCATCTGAAGAGTGATCATATCTTGCAGACCGGCTACACGGCTTTGGTTTACCATCTGTTGAGGAACCTTTGCACCATCCTTCAATTTGAGCTTGATCACACCATTATACTTGGTCCATTCTTCAGCGATGTCT